ATCTCCTGAACCTACTTTTCTTGCTCCAGTTCTCGCATTTGGGGCATCATTTGCAGTTCTAATAATAACAACTGCATTGGTAGGAACTCCCTGCGAAGTTAAGTCTACTTCTTGCCAGCCTGTAGTTGCTGGTGGGGTAATTTCTATATATGTATCAAAAAATACAGCCATTTTTATTCCTTAAAAAGACAAAAAGGTGGTATCAGATATAGAAGTATTGTTTGAACCAACATACCAACACCACCTATATTAATCTTAATTTTATTGTGCTGGTACTGTAAGTTGGAATGTACTAATTGAAATTACCGCACTTAATGCTACATATGTTGAACCCATATTAAGTTCAGCACCAGATGTACCGACAGAACCATCTATCCTTTCATCTGTAGTTGAACTTCCACCACCATCTCCAGGAGCTATAAGTCTAAAAGAAAGAGCATCAGCACCAGGGTTATATACTCCTGAGCCTGACCATGTTTCTGTAGATTTTTTGGATAATGTTCCGTTTGATGCATCGTCAAAAGACAATCCAACAGCAGCACCATCCGAATAAATAGTAACGAGTAAATTTCCTACTGGAGCATTATCTGCTAAAGCTGGCTGAGTTCCACTATATAGCTTTACAAATCCTTTGTGGAATATATCTTGTAAAGCCCTTGAAAGAGAAATTAATTTTATAGTATCAAATCCAAAGAATTTTGCGGTATCACTTGTGTCACTATTCTGCAAAGTAAATCTATGTGTAGTAGCAGTAGCTTTAAATACTATCAATCCAGCTACGTCTGCATAAAACTCTACCCATGCAGCAGATTGTGTCATATCTGCTGATTCAAATATGGCATCTTCATCTGCTACCGTTCCAACCATTACCCTTCCACCAGAAGCACCACCAGTATTTTTTCCATATGCATACATAACATACATATGGTCAACCTTCATCGTAGTAATATCCTGATATGCCTTTGCTACATTGGCACTATTAGTTAGAACCTTTAAATGGTTTCCAGATTGCCCACCAGACTCACTTGACAATACTGCATTAATTGCTGTCCATCCAGTAGTATCAGTAGTAAATTCCCCATTAGTAATCTTATTAAGGTTGATTCCAGCAAGTTTATTTCTAAGTCCTGTACTTAGCCTAAGAGCCATGTTTTTACCTCCTATTCATATATTTTTTCAGAATTTTCTGCATCTATAAAAGATACAATAAATTGATTTATTCCTCTTGATTGACGGAATAAACTTGTTCCAGTTTTGGTTTCTGGAAAAGAAAAATGTTTATCTGTTAAATTTTCAAATTTTCCACCATCAGTTCCCATACATATACCCTCTGGAGAAACCCATAAAGCAACTTGCTCTGGCAATCCCTTTCCTATTAATTCACCAGATACATATTGTTTAGTACCTTTTAAAGCTCCATAACCAGCTACAGTAGTTTTCTTAAATGGTGGATTATCTCCTTTTAAAAATATTGTTTCGTTATCAGTTGCTACAAACAATCCATCGTCAACAACAGCTATTAACTGCACGTTCTCATCAAACATTGAATAATTTGAACGTGGCTTATATAGTTCATAGGCAAATGGCTCAGAATACCATATAACATTATTCTTTGCTATATAAATTCTTGCATTGTAATGTTCGATTATATCTCCAGCAGGAATTTTATCAAGCTCTGTTCCTATAAATGGTAATTGAGACCTAAGCCTATTACTGATAATGTCTATGGTTGATGTATCACTTGCAACCTTATCATAAAAATATAAAACATATCCATTAGGAGTAGATAAATAAACATCAATATATTGAACAGTTGGGTCATTAGATTGGATTATGTTTTTTATTCTTATTCCAGAATTTGCGGTCAAAGTAATTGTATTTTTTGTTGAACCAGAAACTTGACCATCGCTTCTAACATAGGCAATAGCAAATTGATAATCTCCTGCTTTCATGAATCCGCTTATTGTTTCAAATTCGGGAGCAGGAGGTATGTTTAATCCCCAAGACCTTGCTTGTCTATTTTCTATTATGCCAGTATCTATTCCGTCAGAGTAATATACCTTACCAAGTAAGGATAAATATTCCATTCTTGCTCTTAGGGAAGTTAAGTTAGACCTTAGAGTGTCATTAGAATAATCAGGAAATAGTCTCTTTAAGTTCGTTCCTTGCCTGTAAAGACAAATCTCTCCATCACTCCAAAGGGAATGAATATTTCCTGTTACTTGTTTAGTAGCTCCTTGCCTTCTTCTAACATGAAATTCATCTGTTATATCTATGTTTTCAGCTTCAGATAAAAATGTTTCAGTTACTCCAGTTCTACCTACAAATTCAGTTTTTGCAAAGTCATATAAAGGAAGAAGGTTATTAAGCCCTAATAGTCTCCTGAGAGCCAAAACCATTCTTTGCATTATTATTCCTCTGATGTTGGTTCAGCAGCCTCACCAAATGCTATACCATATTCATCGTCAGGAGTTTCTATTTCTCCTAATGCTTCTCTAATAATTTTAATAGCATCGTCTTCAGTTTCAGCAGTATATTTCAACTCTGGTTTATATATCTCATGACCTTCTTCATCCTTCTTAGGTTTACAAGGTACTTCAACTATATAAGTTCCATCACTTGCTTTTTCTACGCTAATTCTCATTTATGCCTCCATGTTCTATATTATACTATTAATCTGTTTGTATCGTTTTTACTGAACTACCATTATAATATTTAAAAACATGAGCAGCAGAATCATACCAAAAATCACCTTCAGTTGAAGAATCATTATCCATAGCTGCAAGTGGAAATCTTATGTGTGCATGAGATGCTTTGGCTATAAAATTACCCATATCAATAATTGCGGTAACAGCTTCACGATTAGAAGCCCAGTTTGTTGATTTAAAATCTAACAATGCATCTGCTTTTGCAAAAGAACCCATAAATTCTTCAGTTTCTATTCTACAACCTACATATAAAGTACCAGGGACAACAGCAGTTTTTACTCTAATCTGACCTCCTATTATACTGCCAATAGAAGTTGGAGTACCTTCAGAACATGCTTCAAAAAATGCACCCCTTATCGTAAGAACTGTAGTAGCATCTTTTGCGATAGCTTCAGATTGGACACCTGTACAAGTTCCACCATATAAATTTGCAAACGAAATTCCCTGAAAAAATCCACCCCTTGCTTCTCCTGTAACTGCTCCTACTGCTTTATGTTCTGCCCTTCCTCTGATAGCTATTAATTCACCAGTTGTTTTTGCAGATTTTGCGATTACATAACATGCTTCCTTCACATTAGCAGCATAATCAATAACCATATATAATTGCCTATCGGCAGATGTAGGTGTAACCTGTATATCAATCGCCCTGGTTGTTCCAGCATTATCAAATTTAATTCCAGTTGCCACAGGAGCATCAAAGTGAACTCCAGTTGTAATTATACCTGTAGTATTAAAATATAAACCAACGGTAAACGATGTTTCGGCAGCACCCCAAGTTGTATCCTTTACTTTAATAGCAGCACCAGATAAAACTCCACTACCAAATTTTTCAGATTCAACAAGTAATGGAATAAAATCAGTTCCAGGTGCTACAGAACTTTTAATCCTAACATGTAATCCATACATATTAGTAATGCTTGTAGGTGTACCCTCTGAATCACAAGCAACCATCGCACCACGAATGGTAGTAACGGTACTTGTATCTTTGGCTATAGCTTCTGCATAGAGAGCATTTACAGTACCAGCGTATAAAGCTGCATATGCGATTCCTTGTGCGTGTACGCCACGAATTTCAGCAGTAGATGCACCAGCAGCTTTAGCTTGTCCCCTTGCTCTGAGTGCAGTAGTATCTCCGCTTGTTTTTGCTGAACTTGATATAATATATGCAGCTTCCTTATTATTAGTCCCATAATCAATATCCATGTATAATTGCCTATCAGCAATATTGGGTGTAACTTGAATATCTATAGCTCTTTGAGTTATGGCATTTGTCACTTTAAAAGCATTTGCATTAGCTCCAAAGTTTAAAACGCCATTTACAGTCGCTATTTTATTTAGCTTATCTATGCTAAATAATTCTACTAAACCTTTTAATCTATTAAGCATTTTTTATTTCCTCCTTTAAATTTTAAAAACCAAAAGCTCTTGGTCTCATTCTTGAATTTGGTATATGCCTTCTTCTATTCATTTCTGTTTTAGCGGAAGGTCTTTCTCCAAATTTCTTTGTAAAAGTTTGGTCAAACAAAACAGCTTTAGTTAAATCCATAGTTTCTGCATCCTGTTTCCTGTAAGCCAGATGCAGTATCCAATCCACCAAATCAGCATGATATACTGCTGGTATTTCTGGAGATAAAGCTGTATCACCTACAGCAAGTTCTATTTTAGGTAATCGCTGCACTACCATCCATAAAACATCACTTGTATCTGGTGGAGCTATTAATTTAATAAAGCCATTGTCTTCAATGTAAGAAAAAACATAACCTGAAGGAAGCGTTTCCCATGAATCATAATACCATAATGAATCAAAATCAACAGTTCCTATGTCGTAGTCAACAATAGTTATGTCTGCATCCAAAGCCCAAAGAGTTTTTTGTCTTAATGGGTAGTTTAAACTTTCAGGTCTTGCTCTCATTACCATTAAAGTTTTTGGATGCAATTTATAAGTATGAACATCAGCCCTTAACGGTAGCCTACAAACTGTCCTTGTGGCTTCAATTACTGCACTCACATTTAATTCGTCTTGTAGGGTTTCCAATACAGTAATATCTGTATCTGTAACATTTGATATAGTATAATCGCCATCATTTAAAACAGTTCCAGACACATTTATTGTATCATCTCTTTCAAATGTATTTACTTCTGATTCTATTGACGCAAGAAGAAAACCACCAGTAGCTTTTGTTATTTTCTTTGTACTGTTAGCAAAGGAAATATTGCTATTTCCAGTTAACTTTACTTGAGATGGATATGTAACTATAAGGTAGCCTCTCCTGCAAGCCTCTTTTTGTGCATCATTAAGATAAGCCATAAGCTCTGCATCTGACCACTTATAAGGTTGATTTTCATCATCAAGTTGATATCTTGATAATGTTAAAATTTGTGCATTTGTCATAATTTCCTATTTATCAAGAATACGGAAATTAAATCTTGGAACGTCTTTGCGATTTTCCTCTCCAGTTGCAGGATTCATGTCTATTTTTGTAACGATAGCAGTTTGTAGTACATGAACAACCGATTCAGGAACGTCTACTGCGATACCCCTCTTAATGGAATAAGGATAACCATTGACGCTTACAAAAACCCTTCCTTGATTCTCATCCCCTTCTTGTTCTTCAATGATAATTTTTACTTTTTTGGATTTTTCTGGTTTTGGTTCTGCTATTGGGTTGGGTACATCTTTCTTTTCAGGTTCTTCCTGCTTATCGGCTTTGGGTAAATTAGCAAAAACGTCATGCTCTTTAGATTTGTCTTCCATCTAATTCCTCCTGTTTTTAAGCCATAAGCAGTTACTCATGGCTCGATTTTTTCGATTTAAAAAGCAGGGAGTGTAGTCTATGTAACTCCCCGACCTCCCTTTTTATAGACGGAGTCTTTTTTATCTTACCTAACCGCAACGTAAAAACAGGTTTCCCCATTTCCATTGATACCATCAGTACCTATTGTAAATCCCTGATAATCAGTATCGTATTGAGATATACCATTCGATGTAACCCTGGAAAGTGTGCTGTTATCATCCTTAAGTCCATGTCCAGCAGCCATTCCTTCCCACCATTCCATTGTTGCAGGATTTGTAGCATCGAGATTGTATATTTTTATATATCTTGGCTTAAAACCACACCTTACGTTTATAGTTACACCAGTACCTTCAAAAGTACCAACTGCATGAATTTCTTGTAGCATTGTTTTCCTCCTATATTAGTCTTAAAAATTTATTACGCATCCAATACTGCTTTAACTGCTACCAATTTGGCATACCTATCAGCACCTAATATAGCAGCACCCATATCATCAAGATGTCCAAGAATAGTAGAAAGAGTAGATTTTTCAGCAGCAGTAATTGCTTTAACTCCCCTTTCATCAGGGTTAGTAACGGATGTTTTTAGAAAATTATCAATCTCACTTAACATTAAGTCTACTCCATCCAAAAGCGACTGTTTACAAGTTTCAGCAATAGTCATTTTTTATTTCCTCCTGTATTTTGGGGTAGTCTTGGGATTCATAAAATAAACCTTGCACTACCCCAGGATTATATTTTTAATATTATAGTGCTGTTACTGCACATTCAAGTCTTGCCATCCACGCATCATTAAGAATAAGTGCTGTCTGCATGGTCTTCCAACCAATACTTCCTCTCTGTCCTAAAGGGTCAGACTTAGAAGGTGTTGGATTAATAACCGTAGGTGCGATAGCAAATTTACCCTTAAGGGCTATAACACAATAAGCGTTTCTTGCGATATAAAGAACTGGATAAACATCAGCACTTACACCAGTTGTAGAAACCATTGCTACACCACTACCAGCATATGCTCCACCAGTATCAGCCCAAGGCTCAAAAATCTGAGTTAATAGATACCTACAATTTTCAACTGCTCCAACTTCCATCTCATAAGGAGTTACCTGACCATAATCTTTTACATCTATAAATCCAGGTATTGCTCTAATATCAGATTCCATATCGGTATGTGCAATAGCTATATAAGAAGGTAGCACAGCTTCAGTATTGAAGTTCGGAGTTGACCTAACAATCTGTGTTATTTGCATAGCATATTGTTTCTTAAATGCCCTTGTAATAGCTCTTTGCTTTGCAAGGGATATGGGTACATTAACATGACTTCTCTGAGTACCATTAGCCCAAAATACGTTAGTTCCAGCTTTTATATAACCAAACCTAACAGTTTCGATTGTCATAGCAGCCTGTTCACCAAGTAAACCAGTGAACTCTTTAAGAACAGGGTCTTCATGAGTATCAGCTACTATATCGGTAATCTCAATAATACTACCATACTGTTTAAGAATAGCAGTAATATCTACATAATTAGGCTTGATGCTTGTAGGGGTTACACCCTCAACAAGCGGAGTTGTTGCCAATGGAAGATGCTCGTACCTACGAAACTTCATTGACTGTGTTTTATGCATAGGTAATTCCTTAGCTTGTCCGAATTTCTCGATAACAAGATAAGGCATACCACGTTTTAAAAGTTCAACCACTACATATGCAGCAGTTCTTGGAGAAATATCTCCGTATAGGGTTACTGTTCCTGCCATAGTATTTGCCTCCTATTTATTTACCAGGCTTAACTGCTTCCTCAAATGCAGATTCATAATCTTCAGCTTTTTTAACATCGCCTCCGATTGCTCTTTTCTTCGATTTAACAGTTTCCATTTCTTTTAATTTTCTTTCTTTTTCCAATCTTGCTTTCTCTTTTGTCTCGTCTTTGTCTTTATTGTCTTCATCAACTTCTTCTGTATTTGGTTTAATTCCTTTAGCAGCCTTAAAATCAGTAATTAAATCCACAACTTCCTCAACTTCACCTTCTTCAATTATTTCTTTGTAAGTTTTTTTCTTTGCAGGAGATAGGGTTTCTACCCAATCTAAAATATCCTTTTTCTGATATTCCTTACCATAATCAGGATGTGATTCCATAATTGCACCTTGATGTGCTTTTGTATCTTCTGTAAGTTTCTCCTGTATTAAACTATTAACTGCCTTTATGGGTAAATCGTAAGTATCAGCTATTTCCTTAACTAAATCCTCTCTGAACTTCTTTAATTCTCTTGCCCTGATTTTGGCTTCATTTTTATGTATATAGTCATATTCTTCTTTATACTTATCTAATTCAGGGTCAGGCTGCTCCTCCTCTGGTTTAGGTGTAGAATCTACCTCTTTGTCCTTTTCATCTACAGGTTTTTCCTTCTCTTTTAGTTTTTTCTCTAAATCTCTCTTGTCTGTTTCTGATTTGTCATACATTCCCTGTAGGCTTTTGTACTTTTGGACAACTTCTTCGTAAGTGTCTTCCTTTGTGTCGTCAGTGTCTTTGCCCTTATCCTTATCTTCAGTCTCATCTTTAGTATCACTTTCAGGCTTATCACTTACGTCTTCTTCACCGACCTTTGGTTTAGCATCCTTATTAGGGTCGGGAGTCTCGGTGTCTTTACCACCATCTCCTTCACCCGATGCTATGTTATCAAAAATTTCCTCAAAAGTTACGTCTTTTTCGTCTTTTTCTGACATTTCTCCTCCAAAAATAAAGGACTATAAGTTTAGGGAGCAATCTCCCTTCTTATAGTCCCGATTTTTTCGGTAACTAAAATGGGAGTAGGGGTTTTAATGCCTACCCCTCTCCAAACCTACTTCCGTACCCCAAAAACGTTGCCCTGCACTATTTCATGCATCACTGACAACATCCTCTTTCGTGCCTCCCCTCCGTTTAGGGTCTCTTAATATCGTTTCTTCTTTTTTAATATAAGTAATTTTACCGTTTTGAAAGACCAGATTAACCTTCCCAAAGAAATTCTTTGGTTTTATTAATCGTTCCCTAATTAATATATCTCTTATCTCATCTAAGTATAACATATTATAACATACTTTCTGATTTTTTACAAGTTATTCTTTTACTGCCTTAAGGATATCCAAATCAGCATCTTTTAAGGTTTTTTCAGCTTTTGCTTCCATATGTTTAGCCTTAGCTAAGTCATATATAATTTTGGCTTCAGCAGTAGCTTTAGCTAAAGCCTCAGCGTTAGCATCCCTTTGTGATGCCAAAAATGCCTGGACTTCTTCTTCAGTTCTAATAAAATCTTTAGGCTTTAAATAAAATACTCTTGCTCTTTCCTTTAAAAATTCACCAGTTTTAACATAAACTCTTTCTTCTGGTGTTAAGGTAGTAGCAAAATAATTAAGGGCGTGCATTTTAAGTTCATTCAAAACAAGACTCGTAGAACCTTTAGCCTTTATATTAAAATCACCCTTAATATCTTCATTGGGATTAAATTCCATATTCCAATTATATAATGCATATATAACTCCTTCATTACATTTGTCGTAAGATTTTATTATATCTCTAATACTAACAGTAGAAGATTGCCATTTCAAAGATGCTTCTCCTAATGTTTGCTTTTGAGATTTGTCTGGTTCTGTATGCATCCAAAGTGGAATAGATATTTCTACGTCTCCTAAGTAAAATGCTTTCTCTAATATTGTAAGTAAATCTGCTATATGAGAATTAAAGGTAACTGGTCTTACTGCTGGTGATTGAGCTTCTGCGAGCCTACCTCCTCTTTTCCAAATTCTGTCAGGAGCTACATCTTCAATATCTTCATCGGGAGATAGTAAGTCTGTATTAACTTCCATCATAGCACCAGAAACCTTAGCTGCATTATTTAACGTAGCTCTCATAGCACCACAAATAGTTAACTGAGTGTCTCTAATTATTTTTGGTAATCCAGTTCCAAATATGCTTGTTTCATCCTTATCATAATAAAATAAAAAATAAGGTAAGTGTTTTACTGGTAAAGTACCATGAGAAATTTTTATAACCTTACTTCCAATTATCCAAATATTTACAAGAAATTCTATATCTAATTGGTCGTCAGGAATATCCTTGCCAGCTTTTCTTAAATCTTCTCCGTCTATAAATCCCCACCTTTCCAGTATTTCATATTTTCCTATGCGTGTTTCTTGGCTCTTTGCCTTGTCTATAGTTTCAAGTTGCAGTTCCCAATCTTTATAAGTAGCATTACCCTTTGGATGGTCTTTTATATATTCACGAATAGTATCTGAGAAAAAATCTTCTCTTAGGGTCAGTTTCCTTAATTGATGTTTATTTAATATATGCCTTTCCCATACAAAATCACAATCTTCAAGTTCACATGCTGACATATCTGGATACCAATCCCAAACTCTAACATTTGCAATATCAGGTAATCTCTTACTAACAATAATTGATTTCCATCCCTCTGTCGTTTCTTCGTAATCACCTTCTTCTATTGTTTGTGATAAGACTCCTTTTGCTATTCCAGTTCCAAAACGAACCCCACTTTTTATTATATCTTCTTGTGTTTCGTTATATTTTATTTCAGTTAATTGGTCTTCAATTTGCTTATCCATCTTTTCGCAACGTGCTTTTGCATATTCATTAATTTTTTCTTCTAATTCTTCTTTTGTAACTTCTTCTGGTTTTACCATAGTACCAGTAGATTGAGTTTGCATTAATGCTTTTTGTTGTTTTATTGCTGTTAAAGTTTCAACAATTTCTCCTAAAACTGCCTTTGATAAGTTTGGTTTAGGAGTTGGTTCTATTGCGTAATTTTTATCGTTTTCGGGTAATAGCATAGAATTTAACTTTGAACGTAATATAATTTCCTTAGAACGTGTATATTTAGGATAAACCCTTGATGCATTTTTAGGTATCTTCAAAAGAACATCAGGGTCATATAGTCCCTTACTTTGTCTTAAGTTTTCCAACCATTCATTTTCCTTATCCTTTCTCCACTTTTCATTATCATCAAATTCACTTTCATATTTCAATCCTAAAGCTGATATAATCGTTTGAATATCATAACCTAATTCCTTAAATTCCAATTTCATTTACCTCCTTTCTATTTATAATTTTATATAGTATTTTCCCACCAACAATATCCACAATAAAAACATGTATATTGAATTATTTTCAGTCCAGCGATGTTAAGAATCTTCTCATCTTTCCACCATAATTTATTGGTGCAATGACCACACTTATGATTAATCTTACATATCAATTCCGTATTTCCTCCCTTCTGGAATTAATTTTTCACATATCTCTCTTAATCCAGATATAGTATATGTAGCTTCTTTTATCTTTATTGACTCTGATATTTTTTCTATTGACTTTATACATTTTTCTATATTATTACCGATAGCTATAATACTACATATGCCCATAAAACCAGGTAGAGCATAATACGAATCATTAATCTTACAAGCCATTCTTAATTTTATCCATTTTCTATGTTTATTATTAAATCTAATTTCAGTCCAATGTTTTTCAGCCCAATCAGATTCAACAGATATTCCAACACCATAATCTGCTATTGCCTTTAGGTCTATTAATTTTCCTTCTGCTGCGTGCCACATAAACTCAGAAAGATTATCATACAGTTCAAGTGCAACTGCTGTAGGAACTGGCATGGGACATCTTATTGTAGGGTCTATTAAATATCCCTTATTGTCTTTAGTAACTATTGCTTCAGTTGAAAAAAATGTTCTACCATTTAATTTTTTCAAAATAGAACTTAATTTATTATTTATTTCTTTGAGTGCAGATGGTAATTCATTATATGAAACTACCTTGCCTATATATCCAGTTCCCCTTCTTTCATATCCAACCATAGAAATGTTTGGATATTTTCCATCAACAACAAATCCATCATATCCAGGTTCTATTCCTTCTATCATGTCCTCAACAACAAATTCCATAGTATCAGCCTTTCCTCCGCAAGCCAACAGCAATTCACCCAAATACTGTGCTTCTGTGCTATCATATTCTTCGTGAATGAAGGTTTCTAAGTCTCCACGAAATAAATTTAACTTTACTACTAAGTTCTTTTTTGATTTTAAATAGTCTATTAAATTTTGGAATCCCTTAATGTGAACGCAATGCTGTAATGGCATCTTTACTTTACTCATTAATTGTTTCATTTTCCATCTATTGTTTTCAAGAATCTCTGCCCTTCCAGCACCAAATACTCTATATCCTTTTTGTCTTAAAAACTCTACCTTATCTGAGCAATAAGTATCTGGAAAAACTATTAAATCAGCTTTATCAACATTATCCCAAAAACTCGATATTCTTGTTATTCCCTCAAGACCCTCTCCTATTAAAGAAAGGGTTGATTTTGGAAAAGCATTTTCCCAAGGAACGTAATATAATGTTTTACCAAAATCCCCTGCCAATCTCACAGCAAGCTCTGTCTGAAGACCAAAATCATAAAATAAAACTGTTTTGTTTTTCAAGGCTATCATTTTATAGTCCTACATGCGTTGGAGGCTCATATGGTGGTCTCCGTCTTGTTGGTCTTACATTAGCCATTCTTTTAATTTGTTCTTGTATATATAATGCTGCATATTGCAAGGCATCATGTATATGGCTATAAAAGTTTTTCTTAGGATTTCCCAACTTATCTTTTATATATCCCTTTCCAAATCCATTTCTTATTGTCTCACATTCTTCAGCATTTAATTGTAAAGACGGAACTCCCAAATCACATAATTGAGTAAGGAAATGCTCAACAGCACCTACTCTCGCAACAGGAGAATTTGTTCGTGCTGGCTCAATAATAAAACCAGGAAATTCTTCGTGTAAAATATTATAACAAGTAATCTCATTTGCTGCACTTCTATCCCTACCTGTGGGGTCTCCAGTTATTATTATCTTATATCCATGATATTTAGTTGCAATCAATGGCTTTAAAATATTTCTTACAAACCTCTGTACTCCCATTGATGTACTTACATATTCCTCAAGAACATTAAAGTGACCCATTGGTGTAACTTGTACAATTACAGCACATGGGGTTAATCCAAAATCCATTCCTATTATTAATGGTCTTCCAGGTACAGCATATAGTTTTGATTTTGCAGTATGAAGACTATCGGAATATGTATGCTCATATACAAGTTCGCCTTCTCTTACAAATCCATATTCATTGTCTATATATACCTTAATCCAATCAGGGTCTTTTCCTTGTATTAAGTTTTCATAATAATTTTCTGGCAACCATATTACATTTTCTGCTTCTGGAGAACGACCAGATGGTTGAATAAACTGCTCTGCATTTTCTGGCTTATCTTTCTCAAAATAATTAAACCACCAACTACCTTCCTCTGGAGAATTTGTATCCAATATTAATTGTGGTAAGGTACATCCACCATCTTTCTTTGCTGGAAATCTTCCAAGGGCAGGGTCTAAATTATCAAAAATAACTTTTGGAATTTCCCTTGCTTCATTTATCCAAGCACCAGAN